TGTCAGGATCAAGTACATCCTCAAGAGCAAAATACATTCCTAGAAATGTTTTACCCGTACCGGCACAACCAGCAAGTACTAGATGATACCCATCATCCCATGCATCAAATGCAAGCTCTTGATTCTTGGTAATAGGATCAATCTCTATTAGATCTTCATATCTAACCACTGAACTCCCAGCTCCACCTTTTCCACCATCATTAGTTCTATTCTTTTTACCACGAGCATTTATTTTTTTCATTATTCTCTATTATACATTAATGGTATTACCTTTACCAGAACCTTTTTTAACTTTTTTCAAAAGATCACGCCAATCAGTACTTGTTTTACTAATCGTATTGCCCGTTTGAGTTACAAAATTTGGCGTTGATAAACCTTGTTTAAGATTAGAATTTTCACTTAAAACTATTTGTAATTTATCCCAACTACATTGGATCTCCCACTCTGTATCGTCGCTTATATCAATGATTGTATATCTAGGCATTTATTTCCTCCAGTTCACCGACCCTGGTTTCCCAGAGCCGGTTACTGATTCCTCCCTCTTTAAGCAGCCATTCTTTCAGCAATTCTGGATTCAAGATAATTCAACTTTTTCTCAAGTTTAGTAGCAAGATGTTTATTACCTTTCAGTAATACTTCTTGAATATAAGACTTAAGTTCAGCTGTATCTTTTTCTAACCTTGCTAATTGAATTTCAGTCATGTAGGCTCCTTTCGAAGTTTGTTACAGTTATCACCTACTCATTTTGTAATAAGACCAGGAAATGCTTCCTGGACCAGTTTCTTGGTAATACCTTTACCAAGAGACTCTTTATTGATCATTTTGACCAATAGTTCTGCATCGTTAGGATGGATAGCTTCCAAAACATTAATAAAAATTCTTTCGCGTTTCACTGGCAACATTTTTTCACCAGGACCACCTTTTACAAAGAATTTAAATTGCACGTTTTGTTTTAGAAGTGTTGAGGGAATTGAACCTTCTTTGGAAGGCGTATATGGAGGTTTTCCTCCGGGTAGAAGAAACTGAATAGCATCATCATATGTTGCACGAAGCACATCTTTTAGAGCCCATGATTCATTTGATTTCAGAATTTGAATCTTTTCTTCTTTCTTGGTAGCTTTTTCAACTAATTCAAGAACTTCATAAATGTGTTTTTTAATAGTATAAGCCATGGTATATTGCCTTAATCAACTAATGAATTCATCTAGAACTTCAATAAGATTTCTACATTGATACTTAATAAAGTAGTTCAATACCTTACTTTTGTAATTAGATTTATTTTGGTTTTCAAAGGTATTTATAATTTCCTTACGTGTATGATCAGGAAGTGCTGATGTTTCCGTAATATCAATCATCTTTTTATTACGAAGATAATTACGATACACTTCTTCACCAAGTGCTTTAGGGTCATTCATTAATACTTCTTTTTTCTTTGCAGAGAGTATATTTTGGCGACGACCTTCGGCAAATACTTTATCATCTGATAGCACATTGGGAACACCATCACCAGCATCACCTGTCAGAATGTGTTCTTGTAGTTCAACACGAGGATTATCCACCTTGATAAACTTTTTTGTCATCGGTGAATATTGACGAACGTTATCAAATTTGTGTAGTTGTTTGAAATCCTTATCGGCAGATACAATCATCACTTGTTCATAATTGCCAAATTCCTGAGTCCATTTTACAATTTCTGCAATGGAATCATCTGCCTCACAGCCCCACTGATGAATAACCTTGTAGGGCATATTATCTTTGATTTCCTGAAGAACCATATTGATGATTCGAAATGCCTCATCCCAATCAATTTTAGACTCTTCACGGCTTTCCTTACGTTTAAATTTGTACTCGGGATATACTTCTTTACGCCAGTTACCACCAGCGTCAGCTACGATAACAACCTCACCATATTCTTTGAACTTCTGACGATACATACGGATCGTGTTCAGAATCATATGACGGATAAGGTTTTCATCATTAAATTTGGCTTGACCCATCACAATGGGAGCAATGGAAATTCCGGAGTAGTCAATCAAGATCATAGTTTTATCCACATGGTTTTATGTTCATCATTATAGTATCACATACTGGATGGCTTGTAAACAATTATTTTAATTTATTTTTAGCTTGTCTTGCTGCCCATGCAGCCTCAAAGCCAAGTTCGTGCACAATGGCTTCATGGTTACCCCAGATTCTTTTAAAGTATGAATCATATATTTTCATAACTTGTTCATCTGACCAATTCTCAGGAATCAGCATTCCTTTTACTATCCAGTAATAACGATTGGCTTCCTTACGTTGAAAACTATTCATTATTTTAACTTTACAAATAACTAATTTCTCTAATGTTTGAGTGGTTTAATGAACATCGTCTAAAGCACGTTTTAGGATTATTTTTAGACCAAGATAATTCTAATAATTTAAAAATATCAGATTGTATAATTTCAACAAATGAATATTCTAATGCATTAAGTTTATTTAAATCGTTAAATTCAATTATATCATTAAGATATTCGTCATTTTTTTTTCTAAATGAACCTTCAGTATAGCAACAAGGGAATACTAATTTATCAAATGAAAGATATATCCTTCTATATTTTTTAGCAAAACATTCTATTTTATTACTATAATTATAAACAATTTCCGGTGATATTTCAGCCTTTTCCAATATATTTTTTAAACCATCCTCATAAAATATAAATTCTTTAGTATTTTTATTTTTAAATCTGGCAGTATTATTAATAATAAATTTTGTAAAATTCATTTTTTTAGCCATGTCTTTTGCTGATTCTATTTGATGTTCATTGTGTTTAAAAGGTATAAAAGACCATATTGAAATTGCTTTAGTATTATTAATATATGCAGCGGCATTTTCAATAATTTTATTAAAATTAGTATGACGTCTATAAACACTATGAGTATCTTCTAATCCATCAATACCAAATATAACTGTATTATCAATATTACATGATAGTATTTTACCTAATTCTTCCCACCAAGATTTTGTTTTTAAACCTCCATTTGTATGAATTGTAATTGTTATATCTTTTTTTGCAATATATTCTATTATTTTTAGAAAATCTTTTGTTGCTATTGGATCTCCCCAATTACCACAAAAATTATATGATTTTATGTACGGATTTTTATCCATTATAGTTTTAAAATCATAAAATGAAATTTGAGTTTTGTTGTCTATTGAAGGTACAACATTATTTGGTTTTGTATTATTAATATTTGTTCTTGCACACATCGGACATGCCGCATTACAAATATTACTTAATTCTAAATCAAGATGTATTGGAATATAATTCATTTTAATAAACTTTGAACGTGAGCCCTATGGATTTTACAATTGATAATACCATTATAATAGTTATCATCTAGAAGAACATTTCTGGCAAATTGTTCTTTTGCTTCTAAATATCCCATTTCGCCTTTTGTTCTACAAAGATATAATATTTCTCTGTGAAAATTTTGCTCGCCGTGTTCTTGAAGTAGTTGTTTTACCATGTCTGATGAACCGTAATAGCTTTGCCAATCAGATTCAACAATGGATCTTCTTTTACGAGTTTTACCTTTTAATGGAGGTAATGTTTTTTTGGACCAAAAGCCTTTTTTGCCAATATACATTTTACCATTGGATTTATCTGTAATAAGATAAACAAATCCTTGATAGCCTTCAGGTGGTTGTTCTAAAACTTTATTATTATAATACCACATTATTATTTACACTTCTACTATTTCTTGAACACACATTCCAACAAGCACTTGGTTTACCATATTTCCATCTATTTTCAATTTCAGTCCATATCATTCCATCCATAATTTCATAAATTGAATATTTTTTTATATTAATTGTTTCTATTCCACATTTATTTACTATATCGGATAAATCTGGATCATGTTTGTATCTAGAAGCAGTCCAACAACAAGGCCACAAATAACCTTCGGCTGAAAGATAAATACCTGATCTTTTTATTGCTTCACATTTTATTTCACCATAAATTTCAGATATTGTACTAAACTCAGCTTTTTCTATTATATTTAAATTATTGTTATCATAAAAACTTACTTTATTATTTAAAGGAAATCTATTGGAATATCGACAATTAAAATTTGTAAATCCTATTTCTTTTGCTTTTATTTTTGCTAATTCAATTTGATGTTCATTGTGTTTAAAAACAAGATATTCCCAACTAGATTTTGCCTTGGTATTATTGATATATGCTTTTGCATTTTCAATAATTTTATCAAAATTGGTATTACGTCTATAAATATGGTGAGTATCTTCTAATCCATCAAGGGCAAATAATACTTTATTATTTGGATTTATGGATAATATATTACCTAATTTTTCAAAATAAGATGTTGTTTTTAATGATGCATTTGTATGAATAAAAATTTCAGTATTTTCATCGGCAATATATTCTACTATTTTTAGAAAATCTTTTGCAGATAAAGGATCACCATAATTACCGGAAAATATATATTTTTTAAATTTAATATTATCAACTATTGATTTAAATTCATCAAATGTAATTTCGACATTTTTTACAAATTCTGTTGTTTTTGAAATATCATTAATATTTGTTCTTGCACACATTGGGCATTGTGCATTACATTTATCAGTTAATTCAATATGAATTTCCTTTGGTTCATAATACATAAAAAATAACTCCATATTTCTATGGAGTTACTTATACCTGTTAATCTGCCCACATATCTTCTGGATCTAATTCTTCCCATTCAGTTTGTTCACCACACATTGGACAATACAAAGGTAGATCAGAAGCTCCAAATGCTGTTAATTCAAGTTCTGAATCACATACTTCACATGTTGTACCGTATTCTTTTAGATCCTCGTCCATTTTAGCTCCTTAGGCTTCGCAGACTGCACAATTCATAATGTCACGTACAAGTTCTTGTGCAGGATTAGCTGATCGTTGGTAATAGAATGTTTTCACTCCAAGTCGCCATCCTTCTATAATAAGGCTATTTATATCTTTGGCTGGTACATCAGGATGAATTAGTAGATTCAACGACTGAGCTTGGTCAATATACTTTTGACGTGACGCTGCTTGTTGTACGATTGAAAGTGGTGTAATTTCAGAGAAAGTTTTAAATACGTCCTTTTCATCTTTTGTCAGGAACTCGAGATGTTGGACTGATCCGCCTCTTTTGAGGATTGATTCCCAGACTTCGAAAGTGTTCTGTCTTTTTTCTTCCAAAAGTTGAACAAGGTATGGATTCTTGAACGTAAATTTACCTTTGGCAAGGTCTTTAGTAAAATAGTTGGAGGCAAGTGGCTCAATAGAAGGAGAAACCTGACCAAGAATGAAACTAGAAGAAGTTGTAGGAGCAATAGCAGTGCGAGTGAGGTTACGTTGACCATATCCGAGTAATCCTTCTGGTTCGCCATATTCAATGGCAAGTTCTTTGGTAGCAGCCATTGATCTATCATCAATAAATTTGGCAATTTTAATTGATTCCATTTGAGCCTGGAATGATTCAAATGCAATCATTTTGGATTGTAGATAAGAATGCCATCCGAGAATGCCAAGACCAAGAGCTCTCCAACGGACTGCAAAATTATATGATGATTCCATAAACGGAATATCTTTTGTCTTTGTAATATATTCTTCCATGACGGCATCAAGGAAATAAATCATGGTTTCAACGGCGTCTGTATTTTGCCACTGATCAAATGTAAGAGCATTCATTGATGCTAAATTACAAACAAATGATTCATCTTCACTAGATGGAAGTGCAATTTCAGAACATAGATTTGATGCCCAAATAGTTTTATTCTTATCTTTAAGAGCTTGTGGTTTATTATTATTTACCGTATCAGAGAAAAATAGATATGGATAACCAGATTCACGACGTTTGCGTAGAACTCTAGCCCAAACATTACGTTTATTGGTATCACCATCAATCATCTCTTGCATAAATTTATCAGAGATACAAACTCCAAGAGATAGATTATGAATTGATGAACCTTCCTCACGGCACTCAAGGAATTCCATAATATCAGGTGATTCAATATCAAGATAAACCGCCATTGATCCTCGGCGGACATTACCTTGTGAAATAATATCTACAGTTGTTTCAAACATATTGGCATAATGGACAGGACCATCTGCCTTGCCGCCGGTATTAATTGCTGATCCACGTGGACGAATGGAACCAAGATAACCACTGGTTCCTGCACCCATCTTGGTTTGCATACCAACTTCACCAACCTTTTTTAGAATGGATTCAATTGAATCATCCACCCATACACCGTTACAAGAAATCGGAAGTCCTTTTTTGGTTCCAAAATTACTCCATACAGGAGAAGAAAGAGAATAGAAACCACGGCTCATGTAATCATAAAA